CGATAATGTAAAGTATGGCAGATTACTTGGTATGACCGGGCATCATCCTCGCAATGCGATAGCATATAAATATGAAGATGAACTATATTCTACAAAGTTGAAAACAATCAAATGGCAAATCGGTAAATCGGGTCAGATTGTTCCTGTGGCAATATTCAATCCTGTAGTAATTGATTCAACGGTTGTTGAGAGAGCAAGTCTGCATAATCTCAGCATTATGAATTCTCTTGGACTTACTAATGGATGTACGGTGTACGTTAAGAAGTGTAACCAGATTATACCTCAGATTGACTCAGCAGATCCAGATGGTGATGGCGATATCCATATCCCGTCTGTTTGTCCGATTTGTGGTGCGAAGACAACTATAGTTAAGGATAATAACTCAGAAGTGTTGTATTGTATGAATGATGATTGTCCCGGAAAACTTCTCGGCAAATATAAAACATTTGTATCTAAGAAGGGTATGGACATTGACGGTCTATCCGAAGCAATACTTAAAAAGTTACTGGATCTTGGGTACCTCACAAACATGTTTGTTAGTATCTATGAATTAAAAGACAGCAAAGAAGAGTTGTACAAACTTGATAGGTTCGGCAAGAAACTGGTTAACAATCTCCTTGCATCTATTGAAGCAAGCAAGTCCACAGATCTCCAACATTTTATCGCGGCTTTCTCAATCCCCGGTGTTGGTGAGGGGCAGAGCAAAATGATTTGCAAACAATTCCATACGTTTGAAGAGTTCTCACATGCTTGTGATGATCAGTATGATTTCTCGCAGATTCCTGGCATTGGAAGTGTTCTGTCTGGGAACATTCATAAGTGGTGGATGCTTAATCATATGCAGATGATGGATGTTGCGGCGCTAATGAATTTCCAGAGTGGTGACATCATGAATGAGCCGACCGGGAATTATCCGTTGGCAGATAAAACATTTGTGGTTACTGGTAGCGTTCACCACTGGAAAAATCGTGATGAACTTAAATCCGAAATCGAACGTCTTGGCGGTAAGGTCGCCGGATCTGTTAGTAAGAATACAAACTATCTGATTAATAATGACACAATGTCAACAACTGGTAAAAACAAAAAAGCAAAAGAACTGAATATTCCAATTATATCTGAAGAAGAATTGTTGAAAATGATTGGTTGACGAACTCGTGGTTGCTTGGTATAATTATAAATAATTAAACGATATGGTATATAAAACAAAAACAAAATATAGTTACCGAATTACAATTCCAAAAAGTATTGTACTGGACATTCTGGAAGATGAACTGTCTAGTACAGATCAGGAGATTGAGAAATTATACTCCCGCATTTATGTTGGCAACATCAAATATAATCAAAGCAATTCCGCAGACATTAAACGGTATAATGCTTTGGTTAATAAGCGTGATGAAGCCAACAAGCTGAAGAATAGAATTGAGAAAGCAATAAGGAGTTATATCCATGATAAAAATTAAAAGGTTTTTATATAGGTTAAAACCACGAATATATGTTTGCAGAGATGTAGTTATGATTAGATGGTTTGATTTTGAGATTATTATACCAAGAATATTTAAGGGGTAAATAAATGAAAATTATTAAACGAGTAGATGAGAAAAAAGCAAATGATGTTTTCCCGTTTGTGCTTAATTGTGGCAATTGTTCCAGTGAACTTCAGATTGATCGTGAAGATGTTGAGGAAGGATATCTTGGAATGGCAATGGTAAGATGTCCCGTATGTGGTGCAAAAATTTTTATGACGGATTATGGCATCGATGAACTTGACATCGAAATTAATGTAGACAATATCAAGATCCCTCAGAACTTCTATCATTTTTCTCCAGAAGAAACATTTGATGAGGAGGAACTGAGAAAAACGATAAAACGCCTTATTGGATTTCTTAGAAAAAATCCTGATCATTTTGATGCATGGAGTAGCGGCGCAAATTATTTTGTTCATGTTCATAATTTCCCCGGCGATGAAAACTATGAAGTGACAATTGCGAATGGATACTATAATGCTGAGATTCCGTATGAACCTATTGACTATGAGATTGATTGGAAAATGGATGAGGATGATTAACATTGAAACAAAGTTTTAAGTGGAACGCATTACCTCTGAATGCGAATGATGATAGTTTTCTTAATACGAAGATCACATTCACTCCAGAGGTTCTTGAGTATGATAAAGATATGATTCCATATGATGCGATGGAAAGTATCTGTGATTATTTTAACAAGTTGGAGAAAGATTATGTTAGTCGCTCCAACATTAAAAATGAAAAAATTAAAAACGAAGAGCCACGCCTTAAGGCTATAAAGAAACAAGTTATTGATTGTCAGCGAACCGAGAAAAAGGCGCAGGCAATTATTAAATGGCTAAAGATAAAAAGAAAAGAAGATATTCCAGAACCCAAGGGGACTAAGTGGGTAGTGAGAAGTGAGAAGTCTGGTTGGGCAAATGGATTACCGAAGGAGACACAATCTTGAAAGAATACTTAAATTATGGAGACACACTCCCTGAAGCTTATCATAAGGCATTGACTACTCTAAATTATTGCGGTGATGTAACTGATTGCTCGGACTGGAATACTCGGCAGAAAGAACTTGGCATGACAATGGTTGTTACACATCCGCTTGCAGAACCTATGATATCAAAGTGTTTTATTGGTGGCCCAAAAGAATTGCAGCAATACATTATGGAAATGTTAGATGGCATTCTTGACTTTGAGGTTGCCAAGGGTAATTGGGCATACACATATCATCAGAGATATGCAGACCAATATCAGTTTGTTGTTGATGAATTAAAAAGAAATCCATCTTCTCGCAGAGCGGTGATGATTATTAGAGACAAGAATCAAGATATGTATAGCGAAGATCCGGCATGTTGGCAACACGTACAGTATATGGTTCGTGATGACAAGTTAGATTGCCAGGTATTGTTCCGTTCCAATGATAGTTGCAAAGCAACATTCATGAATGCGTTTGCATTAATCATGTTGCAAAAGCGTATTGCTGACGAACTAAATGTTAAAGTCGGAACATATACTCACCGGGCAAATAGCTTCCATTCATATGAGAAGGATTGGGATCTTCTCAATGGTTATGTGAAACGCATTGAAGATGCTGATGATATTGATGATATTACATATACCTATGATGATGAAGATGGCTGGAAAGAAATGATGGAAGATGCCATACCAAATATTATGAAGAAAGTAGAAGTGTTAAAAAATAATGATTAAAATTCTTAATGTTAATGCTGATTGGACGGCTGCAAAAAACGAATGTAGAAATACAGTTAATAAAGAACCAACTGATAATGCTCCGTCCAAACAATTTATACACAATCTCTTGATTTCTGAACATTCACCTATTAGATTGATTACAATTCGGTGGAGTTGGCCTAATATTAAATCGTGGGTTGCCACTCATTTTTCCCGTCACTGGCTTGGTTGGGATAAGTGGATATCTACCCAAAGATCTGACCGTACAGGAGTAAATCGGGATAATTCTCCGCAAGATACTCTTGTTAAGATGGATGTTAATGCTAACGCACAAGCATTAATTAATGTTTCGAGATTTAGATTGTGTTATCAGGCATCTCCAGAAACACGTTCTTTAATGGAAGAATTAAAGGTTGCAATCCACGATATTGCAAATCAAGAAGAACTTTCTAATGTCATGGTTCCGAATTGTGTTTATAGATGTGGATGTCCTGAATTTAAGACATGCGGATACTGGGAAAAATTTGAACAATGGGCAACAAGTCATGGGTATAATATGATGGATATCCATGAACGTTATGAAGGTTACAATAATTATTTTTATAGTAGGAGAAATATAAATGACAGAGTTGTACGAAAGTGATGACAAAATGGTTTCACACCCGCAGCATTATCAGAGTAAATCTGGTCTTGAGGTTATTGATGTAATTGAAGCATTTACCGATGGATTAAATGGAATTGAAGCTACTGACGCTGGAAATATTATTAAGTATGCTTGCCGATGGAAACATAAGAATGGCATACAAGATGTTAAAAAGATTATATGGTATGCAACACATTTATTAAATTATTTGGAGAGACAAAATGAACACGATTGAGATTTATCTTGCAGGGCCTTGTTTCTTCGAGGATGATGAGGGGAGAGGTTGGAGAGATAAGGCTGCGCAGATGTTAAAGACTGCAACGGCAGATAAGGAATGCAAAGTACGCGCAATTAATCCTGTTGATTTCTTTAGCTACTCAGAAGCAAAACATCAGAGTGATACACAGGTTAAAAGATATTATATGGATCAAATCCTTCATTCAAGACTTGTACTCGTGTGTCTTGACCGAACTCGTACCAGTCCAGGCACATCACAGGAGTTACAATTCGCTGTTGATCATGATATTCCTATCATCGGATTTGAGACTGGCGAAGATGTATATCCGTGGCTCAAGGTTGATTGCCAGGTAATATTCCAGTCTATGTTGCAAGCAATAGATTATATCGTTGATTACTATTGCTATTGAGGTAGGCAACATGGACAATTTTATTACCAAATTATTTGACAGTTTATTTACAACATCAAAGTCAATTAAACGGTTGCTTGATTATTATTGGGGAAACAACATGATGAAAGAATACTGGGATTTGTATTACAAAATGAATAATAGATTTATAATTATTCATGATCCAGATGGCAAACATACGGTAAGAAAGGAGTGATATTATGGGAATTTCTGGAAAAGCGGATTTCGAAGATGTATGCACTATGCACCACTCGGCAGAAGAAATACTCGGCAAATATGAAATCTACGCAAGTGTCAATGATATCATTCCGTTAAAGATACAAACAGAAAAAGATTTGGTCGCATACTATCCATATCTTGTTGCTGCGATGTATTCCAGTAAAGAAGATGGTGGGACAATAAGGTTGACTTCTAAGTCGTACATAGACATAGAAGAAGAAGAACACTTAACTTGGCGGCTAAACGATCTCATTAGATACTACAAAAAATGTAAGCGTAAGAAAATTCCATTTGATAAAAACGAAGCACTCAAAAAGATTAATTTATTTTCCGAAGATTATCCGAGGCAGTATGAAATTGATCTTGTCAACAGGGTGGCAGAACTCGGCACAAAGGCTACCATCGAAAATATTCATGATCCTATACATGATAGGATGAGAAAAGAATGGTTCGATTTAATGGTTGAGAGTGGATGGAACGAAGACATTGCTTACAGATGGATCTTCGGCTGGAGTAGATGGTTAAATAGAAGTAAGAAAGTCGAGGATAATAATGATAACAACGGTAAGGGCTGACATTACCTGGGAGGGTAAAGCCGGAGAAGCCATTGGAAAGACCAGCGAGAAAAAGGTGAAGCAGACGCTCAAGGATATGACCGGGGCGGTTGGCATTGATATCATCGAAGTAAATAGCTGGGATGAAGATGACGAACTAGAAGAAGATTGAATATAATGCCCTCCGAAGTTTACGGACTGACGGTGAAAGCTCGGCATCTGCGGATGTATGAGAAAGGCACCATTAAGGAGACAACAATGAAACTAATTGATATTATTAAAAAACTTAATCTGGAAAATGCTGATATGATTAACATACAGTACAGAACATTTTTAGAAGATAATGATCTATACATCGGAGCCTGTCATTATTCTAATGGAACATTAATTCCAGATGATCAAGATACATATCATCTTGATGATGAGATTCTTGAGTATGATTTTTATACGGATACGTTTAGCGGCAAACATTATTTGACATGTTGGTATCAAAGTTCCTGGGAGAAATATTTTTAGGAGATTAATAATGGGAATATTATTGGCAAATGAAGCACGTATTAAAACAGAAGAAAAAATTACTCAGCATAAAACTGAGGAACTACAAAAAATCATGACGGCAATCTCTAAACAAATTAATGCCGGAAAGTTCGGATACTCATATGAGGGATATATTTCTCCAGAGACTAAACAAGAACTTATCAGATGCGGATACGATGTATATGTTGGATCTCAATATAACCATGGATATGTAAAGATTAGTTGGTAAGGTAGAAGAGCAATTATGACTAAAGGTGAAACAATTGAATACGCAATCAAGAAAAAATGTCAGGAATATAGCTTGGTAGATTGGTGCGAAGAATGGGGTATTACTATTGATGAGTTCTATGATTTCCTTAAGCTTGGTAGGTTGGCATTCGATGCTAATCTGATGGAACTATGGGTTAAGGAATGAATGAAAGGATTATTTGATGGAAGATAATATGCCTTATTTTTTGGCTTGTTTTTATATGGCACGTACGGAAGAATATGATAGATCATTATCTGATATAAGATCTAAACATGATCCCACAGAGGCTATTATAGATTCAAGATATAAAAAATATTCTGATAGATATGCATTCTATTGTAGAAAGTATCTTTATGATATGTACCCGCAATTTAAAAAAGTGATGAATGAAGAAATACATACCTACATTAATTATTCTGCGCAACATTGGATAGACGAATATGAAAGATTAACCAATGATGGCTGGAATATTAAAGGATATCGCAATCACGATTCATTTGTTGTTTTTGATAACGAGTGGGTTATTTGATGTGTAAGTTCTGTGATAGTTTAGCCGAAAGAAAAGAGCGCGAAAATTGGCATGGATGTTCCGATCCAGAACTTGGCAGATGGATAAATGAGTATACTGTTGCACTTGTTATTCATAGTTGGTATCAAAAACGTGGTAAAAAATCTGCATCTAGAACGGTTGATTTTAGAAATAAAGGTCTAGGATATAAATTAAATTATTGCCCAGAGTGCGGGAGAAAGCTAACATAAAACATATAATCTGCCATATCCTGGTTGTCATTGGGCAACGGTGTGGAACCTATGCGGTGATACCAGTTCAAGTCTGGTGCTGTCCATGGTGTTAGGTTATGGCGGGTAATCCGCATTTGATAAAAGGAATAATTAGTATGAACATATTTTCTTACCAATACGGTACAATTTTTACTGGCAAACAAATTAAAGATTTTCTAAAAGAATGGGAATCTAAAGGACATAGCATGTATAGATTACGCCAGTATGAAAAATGTGAAGACAACGAACTATATAAATTTGTAGAATTATCTGGAACTGGTTCTGGAGAAAAATATAAAGGATTTGTGAGGTTGAAATGACATACGAAGAAAAACGAGAACTACGCTTACAGATTAGCCAGTTGCTTGCAGATGCTGGACTAAATCAAAAAACAATCAAAGATATTGTCGAAGAAGAAATAAAAAATAAAGTAGAACGAGCAATTGATCAGTGTTTGAAATCTTTGAATAGTGAATGTTATTCGGGTGATTATGTATCTGAAAGAATAACCAAACTTTTGAATGATACGTATTTGAACCAACAGGCATTTGATAGAGTTGTTAAAGAAGAATTGAAAAATAAAGTAATACAAGTTGTACTAAAGGATTGCGAAAATGGCTGAAGGATTATTGAAGTGTCCAGTATGTGGAAAAGAGAATAAATACGATTACTATTCAGAAATTGAATGGGGCGTAGTTGAGCGGCATTATTATTGTCCAAGATGTACTTATTTCGTTGATCAAGCATATAGTCCAGTATGTGTTGGAATCAGTACAGATTGTCCAGAAGAATATCTTGAAAGAGCCAAAGAGTTGAAATTGGATTTTTATAAACCAGAGGAGATACCATGAACAAACTTCGAAGAATATTTAATCCGACAAAAGAAGAGCAAGAAGAGGATCGAAAAAGATATAAAGAATTGCATTATGAACTGGCGGAGAAAAAAGGTTGTTCGACATGTAAACATTGTATTCACGTTAGAACTTATCCAGATTATGTAACAGGCGAAGAATGCGAATGCTCTGTTGGTTTGGAATGTGATACAGTATTATTTTCGGTAATTAATTGTCCAGAATGGATAGATGGTTATGAAGAATTATCATGAGTGAATATATTGATAGAACCAAAGAGTAGAAATTGGATTGATTGGAGGAAATTATGAGAGCAATTATGTTAGATGTAGAAAAAATTAAACATTGCATTGATGGATATAAAGATGAGCATGGTAAACTCCCTTATTTGATTATGAGTAGTAAAACCAAAGAATTATTACCACCTTCTAGTAGTATAACTCCGAATGAAGCACTTTGCATTACAGGTATGATTACAACAAATACTGTTACAAGTCTTAAAAGTATTTCGATTGATGGCAAAAAATATGTGCCAGAAGAAAGTATTGGCAAAATTGAAAATTGGAATAAATGTAAGATTATGATTGATGATACTCTTGAATTTGGAGAAGTACGTATTGGGTAAAAAGGAGAAGGTGAGAATTATGGAAATTACAGCAAAAGAAATAGTAGATTATTTTAAGAATAAATTTGGTGATGAAGAGTTTGTGAGTCTCGAATATAATGAGGATAATGATACTATTATCTTGTATATTTATGATGAAGAAGAAGATGAATATATATTTATGTTTGAGATTGATTATATAAAGGATGAATGGAAGCATCATTCAACATGGAGTGGACTTATGGCAACAGCCGGAGATTGTGGTGGAGATAAATTTCTTGAATTGGAATTCAATAATCCAATTTTAGCTGATATTTATCGTATTATCAAAGGAGTTGAAATAGCATTAAATTATGAAATACAAAAAAATCAGGAACTTTTGAAGAATGTCAATAGTTTTTTCGACAAACATATTGAACTATAAGAACAGATTGTCCATAGGTTGTCAATGAAACTCAATGATGTACACGATGGATACTGAGTAAAAATTTATATTGGAACGCATGTAATGGAGATAAATAATGATTAGGATTATAATTGCTGGCAGCAGAAAATTTAATGACTATAGTAAAATGCTAAATAAGTTAGATGAACTTGGAATACATCTATTGGCTACAATGGATGATATAGAGATTGTTAGCGGTCATGCTTCTGGTGCGGATACTCTTGGCGAAAGATTTGCCAAAGCGTATCATTATCCGCTCAAGATATTTCCGGCTGAATTGGATAAATATGGTAAAGCTGCTGGGCCGATTCGCAACGAACAGATGGCTAAATATGCCGCTGAAGCTGATAGAGGAATATTGGTAGCATTTCCAATTGGTGAGAGTGAAGGTACTAGAAATATGATTAAGCTGGCGAAACAGTATGGATTAGAGGTTAATGTAGATGAAGATATGTAATGCTACTGGCAACGGTGTTTGTATATGTTGCAACCATAAACCACCAACTTTAAACGGTTATTCATATGGCGATATTTGTAGAAAGGATGTTGAAGATATACTGGCTGCTTTGGAATATGGCAGCATAGTCTGCTACAACTCAGACAATGGTAAATTCTACGAGAAGATAATATATGAACATCCGAGAGATTTTATTAATGAAGACTGGGAATGTATAGAATGAAAGAAGTGTTTTATAGAGAGGAGTGAAAAGTATGGTTTTAGAGAATGAAATTAAAACAGACAATTTGTAGGTTGGCATGATTGTTAAAAATTATAAAGTAATGTGCCAATTGTTAGAAGAGGATGAAAAAAGCGGAGCATCTAAAAGAAGCCAATTAAAAAGATGGGAAAAATATATTGATTGGATAAAAGACGGATAGAAGTTTATCATTAAAGAAATTTATGACGAACCTCTTGAAATAGAAGATGGTAGATCCAATGGTAATAGAGCGATTTACGTTAGATTGATTGAATGGTTACTTGCCCAAGATCTTTCTAAAAGAGATGGTTATACTCATACATTAACAAGGAAAAAATGGTGGAAACTACTTGGTATGGTTAATGATAGATATGACGAAATATCTAATACCAATTTGCATCTTATTAGTGATTTGCATGATGATAAAGAAATACGCTGGTTTTATAATAGAAGTAATAGTATATTAAATACGATTCTTCGAAATGCGTTGAAAAGTATGTGCGATAGATCTTTAATAGATTACGAAATTCAAACTATTATAGTAAGACCAAACGAAGCTGGTGGTTGGTTTCAGGCCGGAGACGCAGAACTTGCTGAATTACAAACAATTAGAAAAGATATACTTCGAAAAATGGGATTAGCACGAGAAATGCAGGTATTTTTCAAAAATAAACAAGATGAGTTTTATAAAGAAGTATATAAAATAATTAAAGAAAAACATGGTTGGGATAGATACTTCAAACAAATTAAAATTATATTTAACCCAGAAAACATAATGAAATCAATTCCAGAACTTGAAGCGGATATTCGTAAAGAGGCAAGAAGAAATATTATTGAAAATAAAATGTTAGAATTAAATGAAGCTATTGTTGACAGAATGAACAGAGATGCCGAAAACCAATTTAATAGAACAATAGAAAATTATTATCATGGAAAATCAAGATTTTTGTTTCCACAGAATTATATAGAAGCACAAAAAAGTTTAACATATTATTTAATGGATTTAAAATCAATGGTAGAAGATGTTTCTATAAAAAAATTATTACAAGAAGATTTTCAAGAATTAGACGATTTATTTATTGATACATTGTGGTAGTAAAAATTGGCTAACTAATTATCTAATAATAAACATTAATTTTATATAGTAACTAAATAGCCAATTTTTTATTTCCCAATATAATAAATGCCACCTCAACAATTCTTGTTTCGGCGGCAAAGGATTTTATTAGCAAAGGAATAAATATGAATGTATTAGTTAAGAATTGGAATCTCCCATCTGGCTGCATCACCGCCCGTTCTTTTCCGGCCAAGGATGTAAGATAACAATGGATGCGTTTATGGTTTATCTTTGGGATGAGGTATACGAATGAATAAAAAATTATGCACATTATTTGACAATGGCGATCCAAACTTAATGCTGTTATCCGACGATCAAATAGCAATTATTGGATGGTTAGCAGATCGGGGATATTCGTTAGCGATTGAATTAATGCTAGATGAGCCAGAGAATGTTGATTATGAAACGTGGTCTAGCAAGGCTATTAGGAAGTAATATGAGTCTTTTTCAATGTCTCATTATGTATCTTTGTGGTATGGTTGCGAGATATATTATAGGAGTAAGTAAATATGGAAGATAAAGGATATGCAAGTTATTCGGTCTGTAATAAACCAACAGATAACAAGTTACTTCATTGGTTTTTTAATCATTTCTATGAAGTTCATACGATTGAGAAAAATATTAATGGAACAAGATATATTTGCGAATATCACAGATCCCCGTTCTGGGGATATGAAAAGCCAGGATTGAAGCTATTTTTAAAAGACAAACTTAGAACCTGGCATGGGCAAGTATGGGAAGTGTTTCCGCATGGATCAAGATGTGGATTTGGGTCGAACTGTATCTCAGCTTTGTTTCCTAAGAAAAAGATGCAGAAGTTTCTGGACAACGAGTCTAAATTTGTTTGGAATGCGTGTAATAGGGAAGGTTAGTAATGGCTGAATATATTAACAGTGATGTTAAAGCGGTTGACTTTGGTGATAATGTAGATATTGATATTCCAGGACCAATCGCTTCAATAAGCTTTGATGCACCTTATGCTGGGACATATGTGGTGGATGTTAAACAAGACGGATCTTATTCGGCTACTTTTGTTGGAACAACTTATGAAAATAAATAAATTAAGGAGAAATAATATGACAGGATTTCAGGAGCTTAAGAATGCATATGAAGTAATTAAAAATGAGTACGGTTATCTTTGCAAAAACATATCTCTGCCATACGAGGATAACGAATTTACGAAATTTGTATTTGAATATCAAGGATTTCCGATAAAGCATTCATTTTCATATTTGTTATATGAAAGTCCGTATGGAGAAAATGATGATGTGGAATTCTTCGATAGTGAGAACGAGGTAATTTATACTGTGGCACAATTGTTCGCCATTACAGATTTCGTTAAAATTATCCAGGATAATAGAGATAATAAAGATGTGATGAACGAATTTATTGATTATCTTAGAAATGAGTACTTAACAATGAATGAGGAATAATATGCTATCACAGGAAAATATTAATAAGCTTCACATGAATGGTATTTACCGCTGCGATCCGGTACTGGAATGGCTGCCATCATATAAACGAGATAATCCATACTGGTGTCGGAACTGGACTTTTAAGGTTAAGGAATATAAAGGTCGCTATGCTATGTATGATACTTATTGGTCAACTGGAGATGATCATCCAATAGAACTTACAGATGAAAACTTTGATAAGTTTGAATACCTATTCGATTTGGGAGATGTCCGATATGTTAACACTTACACGAATTGGTTGGAATATCCTGAAGAGGATAGGTGGATAGTACCTTTAGATTCTGGCGGCATCAGTTATACAAAATTCGTAGTCAGGCGGGGCGCTGATAGGGTAAAAGAACGAGTAATCGAAAGAATACAGCGAGAGATCAATGATTTAAAACGTGAGATAGCTTATAAAGAACGAACGTTAGAGGATATCATTAATGATGATGTTGATTTGAAATGGGTTTGATAACATAAAAAGCTGGACAAAAGTAAAAAATTAAATATAATATAATAAAGCGATTTGAAAAAAGCAAGAGGGTGAGGAAAATGTGGAATCCCAAAATTGATACTTGCGATTGTTGTAAAGAATGTGATTATTTTTGCATGAGTATTGGAACTGCCAGGGTGACATAGAATCTTGTTTTGAATTTTCGTCGAAGATGAGTTCTAAATTGAAAAAGGTTG